TCGTAACAACTTCGTCGTGCTCTTTTGTTACTGTGGTTTCAAATTGACCCCAGCGAGCATAGTAATCTTGCCAAACATTGTTACCAGCTAATTCTAGTATCTTTGTACGGATCTCGTATCCGTTTTTGTTTGACTTTACTTGTGGTAGTGAAGTTTTAAACATTTCACTAAATTGTTCAAAGTTTCTTTGAAAGTCGTTGTGCATATTCTTTCTCCCGTATGTATGTGTGTGTTGGCTAATACACATATTAATATATTAGCATATCATTTGTTGTTTGTCAATCTACTTAGTAAGAAGATTAAACATTCTTGCACCGTATGTGACCATAAAGTCATATCCGCTACGTTTATATATCTTGTGTTGTTCTTGTATAGCTGCAACTTGATCCTTGATAGGTAGCCATTCGCCTGATACTTGATAACCGCCGATAGGCATATCAGTTTTTTGTCTAAGCTGATGTAGCATGTCAACACTTGTTATGCCAGGCTTGAGCAGCAGACTATTACAATCGCTTTTGATATACTTGTTGGCCATATAAACAAAGCCGTCAGCATCATCTACTTCTACTTGATAGGATCTTATTGAGCTAGGTGTACTATCAGCTGTGTCTCTAAAGCCTTCATACATTACACTGCGCCATTTGACGTAGCTCATTACCTCTAGCTGTGGAAATTCCATACGTGCATTGAGTGCAGTGTTAGGTCCCATGTCCGAATGTGCCATCTTGTGTCCGTTTGCTTCGATTACTCGCACTAGTGATTGTAATGTGTCTTCACTGAGCTCTCTGTCCTTTAATATGCAACAATGTCCGTCAGGCAATGTGCTACACATGCAAGTGTCAACATAAAACTCTGTGCTAGGAAACTTATCTTTTAGAGTAGACATAACAAAATTGTGCCAAAGCCAATCAGGTTCCCAAGTCTTTTGATTTGGTATTAAGAATAAGAGAAAGCTCGACACCTTATGTTCAGTATCGAGCTTTATTCTTTCTATTGCATCGGATAGTGAGTAACTCTTGTTAGCACTACCTAAGCCAGTATTCTTTGTTTCAGTTTGATTTATAAAGATAGGTTGTATTAGTTTCATAGCACACTCCTTTGAGTATTTATAAAACTATACTTTAATCTTTAGTAAGTCCAACCGTCTCTTGGAATTTTTACGCCTTGTGCAATGTGTCTAATGTCTCCACGACAGATACCCATGTCGTGTAGATCGCGATCACTCATAGCGTTTAATTCTCTGTAGACCTTGCGATTTGTTTTTGGTGTAAGTGTGTCTCTTAAAGTTTTATAGCCGTCTGCAATAATTGCGCAGAAAGCACAGTATGTCTGTGTCAATGTGCTCATGATAGGTCTTCTCCTAGCATTAGTCTTTTCGCTTCAACATGGTAACCCATACGTGTTAGTTCTGCTGCTGCTCTTGCACGACCAACAGTTTCAGTATAAACTGATACTGATGCTGCTATTGATAGTAGAGCTTTACTTAGAGCGCTCAATACTCTGCTTCGTTGTGTAAATGTATATGTTAATGTGGTCACTAGACCCATCCTTTCAAGTTTTCATTTGCCTTTGATTTTACCTGCCAAGGAGCCTCACCCCTTTGCACTTGACGTTGTCGTCTTTCAACATCGGCAAGGTCTTTCGACGCTGCTAGATATTTGTATTCTTGCGAATTTGACATGGAGGGCTTACTCCACATCCAAGATGTAATTGCATCTACTAAAAAGTTCATTCGTAAACTCCTTTGACAAAAGGTGCTGTACCTGTTCTGCGCAGTTCGTCATAGGCATACTGCCAATCTGTTCCGTATTCTGTTTTAGCGTATATTCGATAGTCGTTGTCGAGTTTGGCTTTTGATCCAAACAACGACGATAAAAATTTTAACATTTCTGTCTCCTTTGTTATGGATGCTTGAGGAATAGCAATACCGCGGTTCTTTGCCGCCTTCAATCGCTTGTAACCCGCTGATGCCGCGGACTTGTCTTTCCAAGTGTATAATAAATGCTGCATTGCAACACATCTATTTATATACAATATAGCACGTTAACCACCAAAAAACAACGGTTTTTGCATGTTAATACTGCAAACACGCTATGCGATTAATGCATGGCATCAGTATTGACTAGTTGAATAAAGTATGCTATAAATATGTGGTAACATACCGTTACATTTGTGAGCGACGGGGTAAAGCCGTCAAACAAAGGAGAAAGAAATGGAACTACTTACAGTATGGAGCCTCATCGGCTTCTTGCTTGCTGCCTATGCAGTTATAGCAAACGATTCAGTACAGACTCTCGGTACATGGATGGCATCAAACAATGAGAGATTCAACTACAAAACATTATGGATTGCGGCATCCGCTGTCCTATTAGCTACACTATGGTATGGCTGGAGTGTAAATGGTGGAGACATCAGTTACGGACGATTAAACAAAATCCCATGGCAAGAGGTACAATGGTATCATGCAGCCGCACCTGCTATTCTTGTAGCACTTACAAGGATGGGCGTACCAGTTAGCACAAGTTTCTTGGTGCTGTCAGTATTTGCTAGTACCTTTGTACTAGAGAAGATGTTGATGAAATCAATCATGGGCTATGGTGTTGCAGCCGCATTTGCATATGTGATTTGGTTTGCAATACACAAGTATTTCGGTAGATGGTATGATGAAACTGAAAAGGTTGCTGAAAAGAACAAGATGTTTTGGCGAGTAGCACAATGGGTTGCAACCGGCGGCTTGTGGTGGACATGGCTGAGTCATGACATGGCAAACATTGCAGTGTTCCTTCCACGTGAAGTTCCGCTGGACCTAATGTTCCTAGTCAGCGCAGTGTTTGTAGGCGGCTTGTTCTTTATGTTTAGAGAACGTGGCGGCAAGATCCAACAGATTGTATTAGAGAAACACAACACAAGATATGTGCGTAGTGCTACACTGATTGACTTGTTCTACTGGCTATGCTTGTACTTCTTCAAAGAGTTGAATGACATTCCAATGTCAACAACATGGGTGTTTGTAGGCTTGTTAGCAGGACGTGAGTTGGCTATGGCAACATACTTTGGCAAGAAGAAAACCAAGAGTGTGTTTCCACTAGTAGCCAAGGACTTTGGTAAAATGATGGTAGGCTTAGGTGCAAGTGTTGCACTGGTGCTGATGATTCATTATATTATCGTACCAAACGGATTGTAATACAACTTTAACCATAGTATAGAATTAAGTGCGTATTTTAATATAAATAAAGTATGAACAGAAAATTTATGATATGGTGGTTAATTTTTGTTATCCAATGTGCGTTATTAGGTGTGGCTTATTATTACGAGGCGCACCTTTTCTTTTGGACTAACGATATAACCTATATCAGTTCTGGTATTTTGGCACTCTTTTTTCTTACCAGCTTTGGAACTGGGTACAACACCTATATGGGTAAAGAGTCCACTGATGCTTATTGGTTTATTGCGGATAGCAAAATGAGCCTAGGTATGATCGGAACTGTTACAGGATTTATCTTTATGTTAGTGGCGACATTTAATAATTTAGATCCATCGAACATCGACTCCATGAAGGATGCGATAAGCAATATGGCAACTGGTATGAGCACCGCACTACTAACGACTCTAGCAGGATTGCTAGGTAGTTTAGCAGTTAAACTACAATTGGTGAACCAGGATGCATGATGCGAAGCAAACGATATACAAGTAATACAGCATTTTTAGATCTGCTGTTTAATGTACTACTAGGCTTTGTGGTACTATTTGTAATTGCCTTGTTAATGATCAATCCAATTACCAAGAAAAATGATATACCTACGAAAGCAGAATTTATGATCATAGTCGAATGGCCGTGGGATATAAATGCTGATGTCGATACGTGGGTACGAGGTCCAGACGATAGAGAAGCGGTTGGGTTTCGGAGAAGAGAAAATCATATACTACATTTAGATAGAGATGATTTAGGTAATCCAAACGACAGCAGATTAATCAACGGCGAGGTTGTGTTAAACAAAAGTAATAGAGAGGTTGTTACTGTAAGAGGTATTGCACCCGGTGACTACTTTATCAATCTACACTTGTACAACAACTATGCATCAAAAGGTCCTATCACTGTTACTGTAACTTTAGCAGATGTAAATCCTTACATTGAACATTATGTTCTTACTGTTGTAATGGATACAAAAGGACAAGTTGAAATGATGCCAGCGTTTACTGTTAACGACGAAGGCGAGATAACACATATATTCAATAGTGATGTGTTAACAGTGCCAGTTGGTAGTAATGCAACATTAGCTAATCAACCTGATGCAACAAGGAATACGTTGATAGAACCAGATATGGAGAGCAGTCATGACTGAGATCGGAGTAGCACTTTGCGTAATAACAATTATATTTTGTTTGTATGCAATTATTATATCACGTAAGCATACACTATTGACATTTCTTTTAGTGCCATTGTTTGTGTTTACGAGTTTTTATATGTATTATATTACTAACCTGTATAAAGGTATGCCGTTGTACGATATACCTACAGGAGAGAATGTAACTCTTGTTTCTCTTAAGATGGGCAAGCCTTGGATCTATCTGGTGATTAGACTTGACGGTGAGGAGATGGCAAAACTATATGCTGCTCCTTACACAGAAGAAAACAAAGAACAGATGCAACAAGTAGGTGCTAGTCTAAAACGAGCAGGTGGCACTAACCTACGTGGACAATTTATTCAAAATGCTAGAGCAGAGTATCAGTGGAAAATGCAAACTGCTGATACTGGCCCTAAGCAAATAAAAAAGCCAGTACCATCTACGCATCAAGGTTTCTAAAAAAAGGTTGACAACTCTTGTTAATGGTGCTATACTATATAGACATTAACAAGAGGTGCAACGATGATTACTGTGAGTGGCGGTAGTAAAGGTCAACGTAATTACACTTTTGATCTAGCGACATTTGTTTGTCGTAAGTATAATGTATTTCCAGATATTGATATAGCAATAAGCAGAACTGACCGCGGCTCACTTGGTGGTATAATCCAAGCTGACGACAGTGAGTATGAAATAGATATTCAACGTAACTTGCCTTTGCGTGATTTTTGCATTACACTTGCACACGAGCTAATTCATATGACACAATATGAGCAAGGCACACTTACTCAAACTAATGAGAAAGGTATTCCTTATTGGGACAAGCCTAGTGAAATTGCAGCTCACCAACAAGAAACAGTTTTATTCGAAGAATGGATAAATGTTAATAACTTGAATAAACTCAAGTGGACACAATCAAACGTAACTTAAATTAAGCAGAAAATACACTAAATATTAACATGAAGAAAAAGACTAGAAGCATACTTGAAGAACTGAATAATGTACACGGTCGTCGTAACGGTGATCATTCTATAGATTCAGCAGCCAATAATATTATAGAGAGTTCTATAAATTTATTGTCAAAAATACATGATACATATGATGCTGACACAGCATTAGATTTAGAGCGTAGATTTCTTAATAGTATACGCTCAGGTGATCCAAAGAAGTTTCGCCGTTACATGCAAAAAGTAATTGAGTCTCGAGGACGCAAATGGAAATAATTAAAGAAAGTAACAATGTATTCAAAACAGATCCAAAGGATCCTGAATCTCGTCTTACACAACGTATTCCTACTTCGCTTGTAAGACCTACAGTTGACTTCATTGAAAAAATAACAGGTTTAGATTTTGTAGACGAAGATTTATTAGGAAGTACTGGAAAGAAGACAGACCCAGACGGAACTTTTGAAAAGAACTCGTCAGGCGACTTAGATCTAAACACTGACTTAAACAAAATAAGCAAAGAAGAATTAAAAGCAAAACTTGTTGCTTGGTGCAAGAAGCAAGGCATTCCAGATAACGAAATAATGAATCAAGGACGTAAGTTCACAGCAGGATGGATTCACGATGCAGGTGACCAAGTGCATTTCCGCTTGCCTATTCAAGGCGGCAAAGGATTTGTGCAAACTGACTTTATGATGACAACTAATCCAGACTATCAACGTGGATCAAAGCGTGGCGGCACAGCACAGTTCAGTGGTAAAGACAGAGCTATTATGCTATCAAGTCTTGCAAGAGGCAGGGGCTACAAGTTTAGTCCTAAGTTTGGTGTAGTTGATCCAAACAATGGAGATAGTGTTGTTGCTGATAACTGGGATGATATTGCAGTAATATTATTAGGCAAAGGTGCTACTGAAGCAGACACTCATACTGTTGAAAGTATGCTTGCAAAGTTAAAAGGCGATCCTAACTACGATACACTAGTTGGCCCTTTCAAAGATACAATGGCTAAGTCAGGTAAAGAAATACCTGAATCGTTAGCATCTAAACAACTATCACGTATTGTAAATCTTACAAGTGTGCTTGTTCGTTAATAAATACAACATCAAATAAGGAAGTAAAATGAAAATTAATGAGATTACCGAAAGAGATGTAGACAGTAACTTTGAACTTTCACAACTTGCAAGACAAGCAAGTGACCGTGCTCAAAAACTAAGATCTGTAATAGTTAGAGTTGATTCGGGACAAATAAAAATGGATGACGGTACTTATGTACAACTATCAAGACTAGCAGAACTACTAAACAAAATGGGTCCTGGTGCTAACGAGTTTTCAACTATTAAAGATGTATATGACGAAATGGTTCATAACACACGCATTAGAAACAAAGGCACTGACGACGACGGTGTTCCTTTTAACAAGAAGGCAAAAGATCATGAGCCTGAAATGACTGTAGATCGTTTCAATATGCTTATGAAACTAGGCAAGTAAATTGGAAAAATACACGGCAATGGAATGGGCTGCAATGGAAGGCGGACACGATGTTACTCCTACCGAGTCAAAGTTTTCTTTTATTAAAGATTTAAACGAAGCCCGTTTTACACGTAACGAACGTAACGTAAGAAACTTATCTTATACTGATTGCCGTGAGCGTATCTATTTAATTGTGCTTGCAATAGAATTGATGCGTACTACAAAAGAATTCCTTCCTTGGGTTAGGGCATACTCAAAGCAAACAAGCGGCTTTGAAGACTATAGATTGTATAGAGGTAATGGTACAGATTTGTATAACTATCTGCATCTAATTATAAGTGCAGACGGACATACAAAACTAAAAGATTCTGATTCAGCATTGAAGATGAAAGCTGAAACAAAACTTCCTTTACGAGACTTTAACCGTTACATAATTGATCTAGCAAAGACAGCGCCTAGGAAGGTAGATAACCTTTTATTTAGAGTTGAGCAAGGATTAAAGATTACTAATCCTGAATACAAGAGTATTAGACGTAGCTTGGCCAGTTGGGATAGCTTACAACTTAAAGATAGAAACCTAGTAGCAACTAAATTATTGTTCGCAGTAAGAGCAAAACTACGCAGTTCGGATATCATTGATGATTTTGAACGTTGGGTTGTAATTACTAAGAGTGAAACTTACTATGCAGTTGACACTGAGCCGCAGATAAGTCAACCTGATGTTGCTACAACTCCAGATGCATTAGCACTTTATAGATACTTAGTTGGTGCTAATAATCTTGCAATGACCAAACAGTTCATTGAGCATGTTAAAGACGGCAGAAGCATTAGTGCTCCTATGGTAAAAGCATATGCACCTATTATACAGATGGTAGATGACATTGTACAAGGCGGTCCGGGCTTTATAAATCAGCTACAAGTGCTTCGTTCGAGAGCGCAAAAACGCAATAAGTAGTTAATTTTTCTTTAAAAGTGATAAATATTATCATAACAAGTTCAAGAGTATGAACTTGCCATTAGAGAAATTAGGAGAAGACAATGGCAGAATTCGCAAGAGTAAACGGAACAGGACACGCACACGGAACACTATACGGCTCACTACAGCTAAAAGCGTTCAAAATGGTTCCAGCAACACCACTAACAGCAGGCATCGGCGGAACAGCTGAAGCACTAGCACAAGAATTTGGTACAACTGGTGCATTCATTGAAATCGGTGCAAGTGGTACAACTGCACTTATCATTGGTGACGGACACGCACTAGACGTAGCATCAGTAGACGCTCGTGTAACACACGTACTAGGTGAAGCAGTAACAACTACAGAAATCACAAGTTTCTACAGTATTGCTAACTCATAATAGTATAACCTAATAGGTATAATAGAAAGCGTCACTTTGTTAGTGGCGCTTTTTTTGTGACTATAAGTACAGTATGAAACTCCTAATGAAAACACTTGTAGACATTACTGAATCTAAAGCTAGATTTAATAAGTCTGATCCAGCTTGGCACCAACAGCAGAACTTTATGACAGTAGTCGGAACTATAGGACTGAGAGTAAACATTACACCTTTAACTAGCCCACAGGGCAAAGTACAACTAACTAAAGGTCAAGGCTTTGGTACAAGTTATAAAGGTGAACAAAAAGTTTGGGAGTTTATGTTCGAGACTGACTTTGAGTCTGCAATAGATATTCCGATGCTAGTCAATGACTTTGATATGATACCTGTTATATCAAACCTAGACGAAACAATTACATTAAAAGAATCTATGTTCGAAACCACAAGCAAGAGCCGTACAAACACGGTATTTGTAACAGTAGCAGATAACCCTGACGAGTAATTGGTTAAATACATTTAACAATTTATTAGAGGGAGTGTGTGATGTCCGATCCAGCGTCAACCACGAAACTAGAGAAAGAGAGCCTTGAAGCTCACGTTGATCTATGTGCAATTAGGTATTCTAATCTGTCAAGCAGACTGTCAGATGTAGAAACAAAAATTAATGAAATCCATAATGATATTAAGGATGGCAATCAAAGTTTAGTCAAAGTATTAATCGGTGCGTCAGGAACTATCATTGCAGGTTTACTTTCAACTATCGTAGTTATATTAATGCAAGGCTAAATCCGCTAAATAACTATATGTTATTAAGAGATTTATTTACTATAGAATTAGAAGAAACACAGGTATGGGCTCGCTCCGGCAAAAAGGTTGTGCGCAAATATCGTTGTTCTGGCGGTAAGCGTAAAGGCCGTGTAGTAAGTAAGATTGCTCAATGCTTTGCTCCACCTGATATGAAAAAGCGTATGACACTCAAAAAGACAAAGGCACGTTTAGGTAAGAGAATATCTCGTAAAGCCAGAAGAACTAAAAAAACAAACGTTGCAAGTCGCAGAGTGCAATCAATGAATAAGAAAAGATAATGTTTTTAAGACAGTTGATAGAAGGAGCCGTTCCTACATTTGCTAAGAGTGGAAACAAGACTACACGTAAGTATCGTTGTACCACAGGCAGTCGTAAAGGACGTGTGGTCGCCAAAGCATCAACATGCTCTGCACCTACTAATGTAAAAGCAGCAACTACATTAAAGCGAACAAAGGCTAAGAAGTCTGCGTCAATGTCAGTAAAGACTAGACGTACAAAGTCTGCTAATCCAGCAAGTATTAGAACACGCAGAGCAAATAAATCTAGACACAAAAAGAGCAAGAGGAGATCAAGGATATGAAGATAAGAGAAATACTTGAACAGCAGCCAGCAAAGATTACTAAGGTACAACCTGGACGCAGTGCAGAAGTTGATCATGGCGACGGTAGCAAAACTACTATTGACCTTAAAAAGAATCCTAGTGCTTTATCTAAAGACGACGATGGCAATGTAACATTGAACCAACCTACAAAGCCTGGAGAGAAGAAGAAAGATCCTGCAAAATTAATAAGACCAGGAGACACTGTTAAAACAACCGCTTAGGATAAGTATGTCTATGAACACTTATAAATTGATAGAAGATTTGGAAGAAATAGTAGCAATCGGTCTTGAGGACTCAGCAGTGCCTGTAGTCAAAGGAAATAGTATACGTCTTAAAAATTATATCATTAGAAATTCAAAAGGTATGTATAGAATTTTTGACTGTAAAACAAACTCAGCTGTTGCATTTACACATTATAAGAAGTCTGCTCTTGCTATTGCAAAAACTCTTGTTGAAGGCAAGCCAGCAATAGACGATATAATAAAATTAGATAAAAAGTTTCTTAAACATTATAATGATGTAATTACATATAAAGAAACAATTAAAAATACAAAAGATAAAATACGTAAAGAATCACGTAAGGCAAGACTAAGTCAAAGCTTAGATAAAGCAAAATATTACTCTGATCAAATAGAAGATTTCATTTATCAATGATAAATACATGTAACGATCTAATAGGAATTAGCAATGAACATTAACGAATTTACTAGACCATTAACTTCAGAAAAGTTAAACGAGTCACTAGCAAAAACATTTGGTAAAAAAATTAACCTTGAGAAATTTACATTCGAGCAACTAGAAGATGCCCGTAACAAACTACGTACAAAGTTAAGTCAAGTTGAAACTAATGAAAGTTTTGATAAAGTACAAACTTCAGAGTATGCAAAGAACAAAATGTTTCTTGATGTATTAAATGCTGAAATTAAAGAAAGACATGAATCAGGTCTAGCAATTACTGAAGGCGCAGAAGACTCAGCTGAGATTGTTATGGCTGGTAAAGATATGGTTGATAAAGTTACAGGTTGGATGGAAGACACAGCTGAAATGCAAACTGAATCAATGCTAGAGCTTGCAGATGCTATCCGTGATGAAATGGGTAGTGAGCAGAGCGAATCATTTGTTAACACAGTTAAGCCTGCATTGGAAGCAATGTATGCAGCAATGGAAAGCACACGTACAGCACTAACGAGTGGCGTAGGCATCCTAACTGGTGAAGGTGGCGGCATGGACGCAGACATGATGGGCGGCGATGACATGGACGGTATGGACGACATGGAACCAACAACTGACATGGACGGTATGGACATGGACACTGACTTGGGCGGTCTTGAAGGTGATGACTTTGATGCAGATGCATCAGCAGCAGGCGGCGACTTAGATATGGGCCGTGAAAAGCGTGAGTCAGTAGAGCGCTCAAAAAAAAAGTAAACGAAGCTATTGATTCAAATGAATTAGTTCAAGTGTTTAGACACTTAGCTAGTAAAAAGAAATTTAATTTATCAATGGATAAACTAGACTCGCTGATGCGCAAAATGGGGCACGGCGAGTTTACTTTTGATGTGTTCAAGGTTGCATACGATTCAGATCCTAGATTACAAGAATTAGTTAAAAACTTTGACAAAGATCAAATAGATTTAAAGTCAAGTGAAGTAGATGATCTACCTGCACAAGATGGCGGCGACGATAACACAGTAGCCAATATGGCTAAGAGTGCTAACGATTTAATTTGACAATACAATATATTATGTTATAATAACTTATGACATTAATAAAACCTAAGTACGAATATGCAAAACTAAAACGTGTAGAAGTAGATGGCAAGCGCCGTTACGCAGCACCTGGTGGCGCACCTGTAGCAAGTGTTACAACTATCCTAAGTGGTACAAAGGATATGACACATCTTATCGAATGGCGCAAACGTGTAGGACATAAGAAAGCACAAGAGATAACAACTGAAGCAGCAGGCGTAGGTACACGAATGCACAAGTACCTTGAAGACTATGTTGACAACGGAGTATGGACAGAGTCAGCAGGCAGCAATCCATATGCACAACAAGCCTACAAGATGGCGTGTATCATCCGTGACGAAGCAATGGTACATGTAGACGAAATATGGGGAAGCGAAGTTCCACTTTACGTTCCTAATATCTATGCTGGCACAACTGATCTAGTAGGACAATACAAAGGCAATCCTTGTATTATGGACTTTAAGCAAACCAACAAGCCTAAGAAGCCCGAGTGGGTAGAAGACTACTATCTACAACTTACAGCATATGCACTAGGACACAATGAAGTGCATGGTACAGACATACGTGAAGGACACATCTTTATGTGCAGTCGTGGCTTGGAGTATCAGCAGTTTGATCTATGGCCAGACGAGTTCGCAGAGTGGGAACAAGAATGGTGGAATAGGTGCCGTCAGTATTATGAGAAACACGGATAAATACTACTACAAATTAGGAGTAGTATATGGCTGTTGTTTCCATTTCGAGGATTCAAATACGCAGAGGGCGTAAGAACGAAGGATCCGGATTACCACAATTAGCAGGCGGTGAACTTGCCTGGGCAGTAGACACACAAGAGATGTTTATAGGTAACGGTAGCGTTGCTGAAGGAGCACCGTTTGTTGGAAATACTAAACTTCTTACTGAAAAAGATAATATTGCTTTTGCAAAGTCATATGAATATAAGAGTACAAACGACAGTATTCAAACAGGACCTGGCCTTACACCAATACAGCGTAGTCTACAGGATAGACTAGATGATATTGTTAGCATTACATCATTTAATGCACTAGGCGACGGCAGTGATCAGACAGATCAAATACAACGTGCAATTACACAACTGTATATGAATCCAAACGATCCTCTAAATAATAGCAACAGAGTTATCTTACAGATGCTACCAGGAAACTATGTTGTGAGCAGAACTATTGTATTGCCTTCATTTGTAAACATAATTGGGTCAGGCATTGATAATACAGTATTAACTAAAACTACACCAGGACCTGTGTTTAGAACTGTAAGTGATGTCGACATTCCGTTAATTAACCAATTGAATGCAACTGACCTTGCTGCTTATGTTAACAGTTCGGCAATTACTGAAACAAATCAATCTCGTAACATACACATAAGTGACATGACTATTGATGTCGCAGGTAGTGCAGGGTTCTTATTAAACAGTGTAAGAGATAGTGAATTTAGAAATATAAAAATTAAAGGTACATGGACTAACGGATCAACACTTGACAACACAAACTACGGTATTAAAATGACAATGGTTACTACGGGCGGCGTTGGCAAAAATAATACATTCCAAAATATTAAGTTTGAAGGACTAAGTGTTGGAGTATATAGTGATAACGACATTGAAGATAATAGATTGTCAGAGTGCTCATTTGAAACACACTATAATGGAATTGCATTTGGTACCAATCAACTTTTAGGTGCAACTGCTGCAACAACAGGACCGCGCTCTACAAAAGTAAACAACTGTAGATTTAAAAATATAGACAGACAGGCTATCTATATTAAGTATGGTGCATATAACATTTCTCAAAGCAATAGTTTTATAGATGTAGGATATCAATGGACAGCAGGTGTAATACAAAAGAATAATCCACAATGGCCTATTATTGAATTTGGAGATACAGCCTACAACAATGGTAGTGACAATGACTACTTTAACAGGACAGAGCAATTATCGTCAGATCCTAACTATCTGAGCAATGTGGCTTACATTCCAGAAATACAAGGCCCGGGCTTTGATACTGTAAGATACTTAAATAGAAAAAATCTTACACAGTCAACATCACCGTCAGTGTTCTTTAAAATACCAGCAGATAATACAAAAAGTATTGAAATAGAATATACCTATAAGAGTAATACTGTAAACGCATTTAGAAAAGGCGTTATCACAGTAGTAAGCAATCCTGCTGGCGATTTAAGATCAGTAAGTGATGAGTATGATTATGTAGGTGATAGCCTCTATGAAGAAAATCTTGTGTTTGGATCAGAATCTTTTGATGAAAACTTGGACGGAGTGGTTGACAGTTTGGGTATAACTGTGTTAAACTTAACTATAAACGATCAATCAGAGTTTCATTATAGATTAAAAACAGCAAGGTAAAATGTTTAACAACTCATACGATGAACGCCTAGTTCTCTGGCGAGACTTCCGTACCTATCTAGAAACAGCAGAAAATCCTCTTGAGGATACAGTAGAGTTCTATAGTCAAGCTCCTGAAGTTAGTCTTACAACTGACCCTTATGATCCAGATATTTGGCCAAAGCCGTGGGAAATATTAAAGGAAAATAATTATTGTGAGTGTGTGAAAATACTTGCAATATGTTACACCTTACAGTTATGTGATCGGTTTATAGGGGCCAAATTTGAGATAAACATAGTACACGACAACGAACAGTCTAGAACACATTTCTTACTTTTTGTTGATAATCAATGTATAGGAAACGACTATGATAAAGTAATATCGGCAACAGAACTACCACCAGGGCTGGAGTTCGTTATGCGTCACGAAATGCCCCAAATTCACTAAGTATATTTTTAATAAGGAACCGAGGATGATTCAAGTAACGAAAAGAGATGGACGCCGTGAGCCATTAGATATTGAAAAACTACATAAAGTCGTTTTTTATGCCTGTGATAATATTACAGGAGTTAGCCCTAGTGAAGTAGAATTAAAAAGTCAAATTCAATTTTATAATGGAATGACAACAAAGGAAATTCAAGAAACTCTAATTAAGGCAGCAGCTGATCTTATTTCAGAAGAGACTCCTAACTATCAATATGTTGGTGGCAGACTTATCAATTATGCGTTACGTAAGGAAGTATATGGTTCCTATGATCCTTGTACAGTACGTGAGTTAGTTGAAAGAAATATTGACAAAGGCTTTTATGATGCAGAACTACTTGGCGACTACAATGACGACGAGTGGTGCAAGATTAATAACTTTATAAAGCATGACCGTGATACTGATTTAACTTATGTTGCTATGGAGCAATTAAGAGGCAAGTACCTTTGTCAGAATAGAGTTAGTGGTGAAATATTTGAAACACCTCAGATGTGCTATGTTCTTATTGCAGCAACATTATTCAAAAACTATCCAAAGGAGGAGAGACTAAGATGGGTCAAAGAATACTATGACGCTATTAGTTTACACGATATTAGCTTACCTACGCCCGTTATGGCCGGCGTTCGTACGCCTCAGCGTCAGTTCAGTTCTTGCGTTCTTATTGAGTCTGACGATAGTCTGGCTAGCATCAACGCAACTAGTGCATCTATTGTCAACTATGTAAGCCAAAAGGCAGGCATTGGTATTGGCGGAGGAAACATTAGAGCAATTGGTTCTGTTATACGTAAAGGAGATGCTTACCACACAGGCATTATTCCTTTTTATAAGATGTTCCAAGCAGCAGTAAAGTCATGTAGCCAAGGTGGTGTACGTGGCGGAGCAGCAACTATCTATTATCCAGTATGGCATTTAGAAGCAGAAGAAATGTTAGTACTAAAGAACAACAAAGGCACAGAAGACAATCGTGTACGCCATATGGATTATGGTGTGCAGTTTAACAAACTGATGTATGAAAGACTTATACAAGGTGGTGATATAACTTTGTTCTCGCCAAGTGATGTTCCAGGTTTATACGATGCGTTCTTTGCTGATCAAGATCGTTTCCGTGAGCTATACGAAGCAGCAGAACGTAAGACTAGTATCCGTAAAAAAGTAGTAAAAGCAATTGACTTGTTTAGTTCATTTATGGAAGAGCGCAAGAACACAGGACGCATATATCTACAGAATGTAGACAATGCTAACGAGCATGGCAGTTTCCTTCCTGAGGTTGCTCCTATTCGTCAGTCAAACTTATGTGCAGAAATTGACTTACCAACAAAGCCACTAAAAGATCTTAATGATCCTGAAGGTGAAATTAGCCTATGTACACTTAGCGCAATCAACTGGGGCAACATTAAATGTCCAACTGACTTTGAAAAGGTGTGTCGTCTAGCAGTACGTGGACTTGATGCACTACTGAGCTATCAGAACTATCCTATCTTAGCAGCGCAGTTATCTACAGAGAAGCGCCGTCCTTTAGGCGTTGGCATCATCAATTTTGCATACTGGTTAGCAAAGCACGACATGAACTATCAGCATATTGACGCAGCAGGATTACAAATGGTAGACGAGTATGCCGAAGCGTGGAGTTACTATCTAATCAAAGCAAGTGCAGACCTAGCAGCAGAGCAAGGTGCACCAAGCGGCAACATGGAAACAAAATACGGACACGGCATTACACCTAATCAAACATACAAGAAAGATGTAGACGAACTAGTTCCGCATGTAGAGCGTATGGACTGGGCAGGACTACGTGAGCAACTAAAAGCAACAGGCATCCGTAACTCAACACTAATGGCTCTTATGCCAAGTGAAACAAGTGCGCAGATTGCAAATGCAACTAACGGCATTGAGCCTCCACGCAGTTTAATTAGTGTGAAGCAATCAAAGCATGGTGTTCTTAAACAGGTCGTACCTGAGTACAAACGTCTAAAGAACAAGTATGATTTACTATGGGATCAAGAATCACCAGAAGGCTACTTAAAAATTATGGCAGTGCTACAAAAGTATATCGATCAAGGTATCAGCGTAAACACAAGCTATAATCCAGTACACTATGGAGACGAGAAGATTCCGCTCAGTACTATGCTACAGCATCTACTTATGTTTTATAAATACGGTGGTAAGCAACTGTACTATTTCAATACATTTGACGGACAAGGCGAACTTGATGTGAACAAACTTATGGAGCAAGAACTTGCACCTAGTGAAGTTGACGAAGAAGATTGCGAAGGCTGCACAATTTAATTGACAAATAGGTATAATACTGTTATACTTACATACACATAGAGAAGGATGAACATGAGCGTATTTGACATTAGCAACCGTGCCGATCACACACAAGTTACGGCATTCCTGGATCCAACTGGCGGTCCAACAATCCAGCGTTACGACACACTAAAGTATAAAACTTTTGATAGTCTAACTGACAAGCAGTTAGGATTCTTTTGGCGTCCAGAAGAGATTGATATCTATAAAGATGCAAAAGACTTTAAGAGCTTGACAGAACACGAGCGCCATATCTTTACAGCAAATCTAAAACGTCAGATCCTGTTAGACTCAGTGCAAGGCAGAGCACCAGTAGAAGCATTCGCTCCTATTGTGAGCTTACCGGAGATCGAGAACTGGATCCAAACATGGACATTCTCAGAGACTATTCATAGTCGTTCGTACACACATATCATTCGTAATGTTTATAGCAACCCAAGCAAAGTATTTGATGAGCTAATGGACATACAAGAGATTGTTGATTGCGCAGGTGACATTTCAAAGTATTACGATGACTTGATTGAAATGAGTATGTGGTACAACTTGTTAGGTGAAGGTACACATCAAATTACAAGTAATCGAGAAGCACGTAATGTAACTGTAAATTTATACGAGCTAAAGAAATTGCTATGGCTTACACTAATGAGCGTAAACATCTTAGAAGGTGTTCGTTTCTATGTGAGTTTTGCATGTAGTTGGGCATTTGCCGAACTAAAAAAGATGGAAGGCAACGCTAAGATTATTAAATTAATTGCCCGCGATGAAAACTTACATCTTGCATCTACACAGATGCTA